TTCATTAGCCTCTCCAAGCCAGCATTACACCGATGCCGCCAAAGATAATGACAGCCAATGTCCACTCAATCAGGGTTTGAATAATCTTAGATTTCATTTTGTTCTTTCAACATACGAGCGTGGTGAATCTTGACTTCAGACATAAGGTGGTCTGAGTTTTCTTTGTCAAGGTCGTAAGTAATGTCTTCGCCAGTCTGGTCATACACGAACACATCGTAGATTTCTTTGGTGTCGTGGTCGTAGGGTTGATTGCGTTCTGAGGGGTAGTAGTCATAACCCACACGCACCTTGTCTAAGGTTTCACCGTCATCGTATGTGACGTATTCATCAAAGTAGTAACGGAGTTTGTAGTCAATCATTTGGTTTCCTTAAAAGACCCCGAGAAGTTCAGGGCATGGCGCTAGTGTACACCAAACTAAACAGACAACAACACATTTTTATTAGGACTTTCCCTAATGTTGTATTTATGCAAATACTAAAATGTTTATTTTGCTATACTTAAATTATGGACAAACAAAAAGCTATTACATTGGCTGGCTCACAGAGTGAGCTTGCTCGCATCTTGGGCATCACCAGGGCAGCGGTACACAATTGGAAAACCATTCCAACAGGGCGTTTGTATCAATTGATGGTGTTGCGTCCTGATTGGTTTTTAGAGTAATATTATGAAAACACTTGGCGGTGTTAATGTAGTAGGGTTACACATGAAGTCTGCTGGTTACTACGCCAGTCCGCCAACATCCGCAAGGGTGAGACTTCAGGTGTAGCCCTTTTTTTTGGGCTTTTATGAGAATTAAAAATTGGACAAAATTTCAGCACTTCAAGGACAGGCGGCCTCCTTGGGTAAAGCTGTACCGTGACATTCTTGATGACCTTGAGTGGCATGAATTAGACCCATTAGCCGCCAAAGTGCTAGTTATGCTTTGGTTGATAGCTAGCGAGAACGATGGGTGCATACCTGACAACAAAACTCTTGCTTTTCGTCTCAGATTAAGTGAACTTAAAACAAAAGAAATCATTATCAAGTTGTCTCATTGGCTGGAACAAGATGATATCAATCCGATATCAGAAGGATATCAAAGTGATAGACCAGAGAGAGAGACAGAGACAGAGATAAAGAAAGAGAAAGAGAAAGAGACAAAAGCGCCCGAAGGCGTTTCACCAGAAGTTTGGGATTCTTTTGTTAAGCAAAGAAAAACAAGCCGAGCAGTCATAACGCAATCAGTTATCAGGTCAATTCAAAAAGAAGCTGATAAAGCGGGTTGGTCTCTTGAACAAGCATTGGCTGAATGTGCTGCCCGTGGATGGCGTGGGTTTAAAGCGGATTGGGTTGCTAACAAAAATTTAACTAAAACTGGTCAGCGAAATGCAAATGTTTTGTCAGGTTTAACCCGTGGCTTACTTGGAGGGCAGAGCAATGTCAAATTACTCGGAAACTGATTTCTGCGAAACAGAACAAGGTTTGGACTACATTTTTGGGCGCATGAGTGCAATTTATGGCGCTGCTTTTCTTAGGCATTGGGAGGGCGTTGACCATGAGTTGATTCGTCAGGAATGGGCAAACCAGTTGGGACGATTCTTGACGTACAGGCCAAGTATGGACTTTGCAATATTGCATTTAAATGATGACTTTGTGCCGAGCGCAATTAAATTTAGAAATTTATGCAATCAAGGCCCAAGAATTCCTGTTAAGCCTGTTGAAACTCAATTGATTGAGCGCAAGATGACCATTCACGAGCAGATTGAGAGCGACAGAATTAAAGCTGAAGCCTTGGCTAAATTAGCAGAATTAAAAAGACAATATTATGGTGGTCGGTAATGACTTTTAATTGGCCAACAAATGACACCCAAAGAATTGGATCACTTCAAAAATTGCGAAGCCAGGGAGTGGACGAGGCGGTACAAAGCCAAGAAACAGACGATTGGCTCAAGCAAAGCGTTGCTATGGTGGAAGGGTGTATTGTTGGACTTGCAACGAATCAGAGGCGAATTAGATACTTTGGATTTGAGACAACGCATGAACAGGATTCAAAATGAGACGAGCAGCAAGGGTTGATGCAAACCAAGACCAAATAGTCTCAGCATTAAGAGCCGCTGGCGCTTACGTCTGGATTATTGGCTTGCCTGTTGACCTTTTGGTGGGCTACAAGAATCACACGTTCTTGGTGGAGATTAAAACCGACTCTAAAAAGCGTTTAACGAAGCTACAAGCCGATTTTTTTGAGAATTGGTCTGGAAGTACCTTGGCACGAATTGACAGCCCTGAAGCGGCTTTACGCATGATCGGGGTTGTCAAATGAAAGCGCCTTACAAAGCAATCGAATTTATCCTTGAGCAAGCCCCAAAGTTTGCTGTTGCAAAATCGCAACGGATTTACCTTGAGGAATACCGCAAGACCAAAAAAGCCTTGTTAATGAAAGATGCCATGACAAAAGGCTTTGACTCAGCCGCGGCACAAGAGCGTGAGGCTTATGCGCACCCTGAATACCAAGAACTTTTGCAAGGACTGGCTGCGGCAATCGAGCAAGAAGAACTTTTAAAATGGAAACTAGCGGCTGCCCAGATGAAGTCAGACATTTGGCGCTCAGAGCAAGCAAGCGAGCGCCTTGGCGTAAAAACAACGGAGTAAACTTATGATGTGTCCGCGTTGTAGCTCTGAAAACCTCAAAGTCTTAGACACTAGATCAACCCCTGAATTTGTCAGCCGAAGACGCATTTGCATCAACGGACACAAATTTCTAACCAAAGAATATGCAATACCTGAAACACAAGTATGTGAGAAGCCAGAAACTTCTCAAGTTAGTGGCGGCTCTCTCTTGTCAAAGCTGTGGCATGGACAATGGCGTCCAAGCGGCTCACAGTAATTGGGGCGGTGGCAAGGGTAAAGGCATCAAGGCAGATGACAACTTAGTAGCTGCTTTATGCCTTAAATGCCATTACGAAATAGACCAAGGTGCGCATCTGTCTAAAGACGAGCGCAAAGATATGTGGTTAAAAGCCCACAAAGCAACGATTGAGGCACTTGGAGACCGCTGGCCTACCGAAGTGCCAAAACCCTCAATATGAACGCATATTGGGCAGAGGCGCAGATTTCTGTGAGCCGTGAGCCTTTTCAGCGCTTTGTGACTCATGGTGCTTCAGTTCTTTTTCAACCGCAGAAATGCGAGCCAGTTCTGAACGGTGGTCAGAAACCTTTTCGTATTCTTTGCCCTCTTTGGAAGGTTTGTTGGTTTGGGTAATCTTGAAATTTGTAGCCATGATAAAAAATCCTGTTAAAATGGTGATTGACATTGTGCCACATCGAGCATAAAGTCAAACCATAAATTCTTTGCAAGGAAAAATCATGGGTAAAATGGACACAACAATGGCTAAAAGCACAACTGGTGCAACACCCCCTAAAGGTGCAGCCTCTACTGACAAGTCAGGCGAGCGCATGGAAAAACTGCGTGGCGGTGTGGCGATGGGTAAAGAAGACAAAACGATGGGCGACAAGCTGTTTAACACAGGTCGCACCGAAGGTATTTGCTACACAAAAGAGAAATCTGAGTACCGTTAAATAGCGAAACCCAAACAGCCATGCAGGGCTGAGTGGGCTTCTAGGCACAACAAAGAAAGGTTGTCATGCTTAAAGAGAATTGTAAGGCTTGTTGTTACTTTAACGACATAGGTCAAATGGGGCAGTGCAGACGCTACCCCACATATCAAAACCGTCACTACACAGAGTGGTGCGGAGAGTTTGAAGTAGTTGCCGTTGAGAGTTCACCCATCCTTGAGGTGGGTGTTTTTTCTGAACAACCTAAAAAGCGTGGCAGACCCGCAAAGGTGGCAGAATGAACTTGCAGCCTTTGAGAGACAAAATCTTAGTGCGTCCCGAAAAGCGTACATTGAGCGACACTTTGATTGTTCAATCGGCAGAAGCGGATAGCCGTGGAACAGTCATTGCAGTAGGCCCAGACGCACAAGCGGAAGGTTTAAATGTTGGTGACCGCATCACTTTTGGTACGTTCCACAAAGAATACAAAGACGAATATCTAAAGTTTGAGGAAATCAAGCACAATGATGAGCGCTTACTCAAGATGAGTTGGCAAGATGTTTGTTTTGTAATGGAGAACTAATCATGGCGACTAAAAAGCACGATAAGCCTATAGAGCATAAAACTGTCGGGAAGGGTAAAACCTACAACCCCACAGAAAAAGGCGCTGGAATGACCGCCAAAGGGCGTGCTGAATATAACGCCAAGAACAACGCTAACCTGAAACCCCCCGCCCCTAATCCAAAGACAAAAAAAGATGAGGGACGCAAGGCAAGTTTTTGCGCCCGAATGGAAGGCGTAGTAAAGAACGCTAAAGGCCCTGCGGAACGGGCAAAAGCATCATTAAAGAACTGGAACTGTTAACATGAACAAAGAAGCAATTACTAAACACATTGAAACCTTGATGACTCAGGGTAAACAACTAGAAGTCCAACTGCACATGATTAACGGTGCATTACAAGACTGCAATTATTGGTTGGCTGAATTGGAAAAACAAGATGCCCCTCAAGAAATCATCGAGTCCTAAAGCGTTCAAAGAAAATATCAAAGCGGAAGTTAAGGCGGGCAAACCCGTCAAACAAGCCGTGGCGATAGCCTATTCTCAAAAGCGAGAAGCCGAAAAAGCTAAAAAGAAATGACTGAGCCAGTTCGTCCCATTGGTCGCCCAAGCACATTTAAAGAGGAATACTCTGATCAATTGATTGAGTATTTCGATAAAGTGCCGTTTGAGCGTGTGTTATTGAAAGACAAGAATGGGGACGAAAAAGGCTTTGAGTTAGTGCCTACTATGTTTCCGACTCTTGCCCGTTTTTCTACAATGGTAGGGGTAACAAGAGAAACCTTGCATGATTGGGCTACATCCAAAAATGCAGAAGGTGAACTAAAGCATCCAGAATTTTCTTACGCCTATAAAAGAGCCAAGGAATTTCAAGAGGCAATTCTTGTTGAAGGCACAATGGCTGGCGCTTTTCAGGCTAATTTCAGCATCTTTACAGCAAAGAATGTGCTTGGGTGGCGTGATAAGAGCGAACAAGAAATCACGGGTGCAGATGGCGCACCGCTTCTGTCAGGCATCCAAGTGTCATTTGTGAAGCCAAGTGAGTGAAGTCGCCCAATCCATTGCAAAAGCGGAATTCCCGTTAAAGCTGCAATGCCTGTTTAAGCCCTCACGTTATAAAGTCCTATACGGTGGACGGGGTGGGGCTAAGTCATGGGGGGTTGCTAGGGCATTGCTGATTAAAGGCGCTCAAGCCCCGATTAGAGTGCTTTGCGCCCGTGAATTCCAAACATCCATTAAAGATTCAGTTCACAAGCTGCTGTGCGATCAGATAGAAGCATTAGGGCTGCTTGGATTCTATGAAATTACCCAGGCATCTATTAGGGCAAAGAACGGCACAGAGTTTAGCTTTGTCGGCCTGAAGAACAATGTTGCAAACGTCAAGTCTTATGAAGGTGTTGATGTGTGCTGGGTTGAGGAAGCACAGACAACAAGCCGTATGTCGTGGAACGTGCTAATTCCTACTATCCGCAAAGAAAACTCAGAAATATGGATAACCTTTAACCCTGAATTGGAAACTGACGAAACTTACCAAAGGTTTGTTCTAAATCCCCCTGAGAACTGCATCGTCCAAAAGGTCAATTGGTCAGATAACCCGTGGTTTCCCGATACTCTGAAACTTGAAAAGGATGCGCTTAAACACCGTGATCCACAGGCTTATAACGTGGTTTGGGAAGGTTTATGCAGGCAGACGGTGGATGGGGCTATCTTTGCCAAAGAAATGCAATTGGCTGAGTTAGATGGACGGATTACAAAGGTCAACTATGACCCGACTAAGCCAGTTCACGCAATCTTTGACCTTGGGTGGTCTGATGCCACAGCCATTTGGTTCTTACAGTTCATAGGTATGGAAACACGCCTGATTCGCTACGTTGAGGGCAATCAGCAGACCATGAGCGACTACCTGGCTAAGATGCAGACATTTGGTTATATCTATGACACTCTTTGGTTGCCGCACGATGCCGAGAACAAAACCCTTGCAGCCAACGGCAGAAGCATTGAGGAAATCGTGAGAGCAGCTGGGTACAAGACCAAAATAATTCCTAGAACACCTATTATGGACTCAATCAATGCGGCTAGGACAATCTTTAGGAATATGTGGTTTGACAGAGAGAACTGTCACGAGGGCTTGCAATGTCTACGGCATTACCGTTACGATGTAGACCCAGAGACTAAGCAATTTAGCAAAACGCCACTGCACGACAATTATTCGCATGGCGCAGATGCGTTCAGGTATATCGGTCTAATGGTCAATGAGCCTAAAGAGCGCAGAAAGCCAAGACCAAGTGCAAATTATGGTGGTCAACATTCATGGATGAGTTAAAATGACCCCAAATCACTTAGGGCAACATCATGGCAGATGATTACGATCCACGAATCCAAGAAGCTATTGAGTTTCTAAAGTTTGCTAACGATGCAGACACAATGAACCGCCAAGAGGGTTTAGAAGACCTAAAATTTGGTGGTGGTGATCAATGGCCTGTGGAATTGCAAAACTCACGCAATCTTGAATCCCGCCCATGTATCACCGTAAACAAAGTGGATAACTATTGCCGCCAAGTTTCTAATCAACAAAGACAGCAACGCCCCCGCATTAAAGTCCATGCCACAAACACGCATGATGACATGGTGGACGCACAGACCATTCAAGGCATTATTCGCCACATTGAGGTCAATTCCAACGCTGACCATGCCTATGACAATGCGTTTGAATACGCAGTTCGCATGGGTTGGGGTTATATGCGGGTCAAGACAAACTATATCTCAGAGGATTCGTTTGATCAGGAAATCTACATTGACCCTGTGGACAATCCTTTTACTGTTTACTTTGATCCCAATTCGGTAGCACCAGACGGATCAGACGCAGACCGTTGTTTAATTACAACAATGATGCGAAAAGATATGTTTCGCAAGATGTACCCTGACGCGGATGACGGTGGCACAAGTTTCACACAGCGCGGAACGGGTGACTCACAATCTGAATGGATTACCAAAGAGGACATTCGCCTGGCTGAGTATTACTACACAGTCAAAGAAAAGGCTACTTTGTACCTTTTAAGCGATGGCACAGCAACATTTGCGGACGATAAAGATTTCTTTAAACGCCTTGACGCTTTTGGCATTACGGTGGTGGACAAGCGTGATTCTTACAAGAAAACGATTAAATACATTAAATTGACTGCTGTTGAGGTTTTAGAAGAACGTGATTGGGCGGGCAAACACATCCCAATCGTGCCTGTTTACGGACGGCACATTGTTGTTGGTGACAAGCGCAAAAAGTTTGGCATGATTCGCCATGCTAAAGACCCACAGCGGATGTATAACTTTTGGCAGACAGCGATTACAGAAAGCGTGGCGCTTGCACCTAAAGCTAAATGGTTGCTTGCTGAAGGCCAAGACGAAGGCCATGAGAATGATTGGGCAAATGCCAACATAAAGTCATTCCCACTGCTGAGATACAAACAGACAGACATTGATGGTCGCCCCGCGCCAGCGCCTACAAGATTACAGCCAGAGCCGCCTCCAACTGGCGTGATGGCTGCCGCAATGGGCGTAGACAATGATATTAAGAACATTATGGGCATATATGACCCCGCGCAATTGGGTCAAGGCAACATTTCAGGCAAAGCAATTAACGGTCAACAACAACAAGTTGACCTAACAAACTTTGACTATTACGACAATTTGACCCGTTCTATTGCTCATGTAGGCAAGATTTGCCTTGATTTAATCCCTAAGATTTACGATACAGAACGTGTGATGCGGATTATTGGTGATGATGGCAAGCCTCAATTGCTGACGATTAACCAAGTAGATTCTGTTGGCAGAGTGCTGAACGACATTTCTGTGGGTCAATATGATGTGGTGATGGAGACAGGCCCAGGCTATAACTCCAAGCGCCAAGAAGCTGTGGACAATATGTTGCCTCTTTTATCTGCCGCACCTGATTTAATGAAAGTGGCGGGTGATTTGGTGTTTAGAAACATGGATTGGCCTGGCGCTGACATCATTGCTGACCGTTTGGCTGCCGCAAACCCAATGGCTCAGATTGACGACAAGTCTAAGATTCCTCCCCAAATTCAGATGCAACTGGCTATGTCGCAAAAGAAGATTCAGGAACTCACACAAGCCCTACAGTCACAGCAGATGCTGATAAAACAGCGTCAAGACGTTGAGCAAGTCAAACAAGAGGCTGAGACTAAGCGAGTGCTTAT